TCTAACTTAACATAGCTTTTATTGTTAGCTATTGTAAAAGTATTACCTGTGTTGTCCGGTTCTAACAAAGGTTCAACATCAAAAGTAATAGTAGATAGTGTCCAAGCAGTATCACCAACAACTTCAACATTACCACGTATCTGTAAGTCTCCCGTGTTGTTTGTGTCGTTACCTGCACCACTACCATCTTCATCTGAATATAAAAACTTACTGTCAGATGATTGTAAAAATCTTGCTTCAAAAGTAGATGTTGTCTCTAGCTTCTTAGGCTTGTGTAGCGGATGTGCTATATACAACGCGTCGGTCTCACTACTAAATCTTAGGTCAGACAACTCTCCAGAACTGTAAGGAGTAGCAACAGTTGCTTTTAATGTTCCGTCTGAATGGTATATCTTAACTTTTAATGAAGTAAATACACAACGATACACTTCAGTAGTGCTTAGTGTTAAATCAACCGACTGGATTGCATAAGTGCCACGATTTGAGTCAAAACCTGTATTTGGGTCATAAGGAGCTTCAACAACCTGAGCATCTAGATCAGACGCTAAAAACTTAAACCCTTTACGATACTCAGCAGGACCCTGCAGTGATGGAAAAAAGTTTTTAAATACTCTTGCAGAGTTTTTTACACGGTCTATATCTAAGCGACCTAATATATAGTCGCTTATTAATCCACCAGAAAAATCACTCTGTACATTAGTATATTTCGCCATAGTTTCTGTGAGCCGCTACAAAGGATGAGTTTCCGTCGTGTATATATTGCTGAGCAGGTGAAGACCTACCCTCTAAAACTCTTGCTCTTCGTAACGCTTGCGTATACTGAGCATATAGCATTTCTGCTCTTTTATCATCACCTGATAACTCTACACAAATAGTATAAGCTATGCATAAGGATAACAACCTTACTAAAAAGTCAGGTACAAAGCTGTAATATATATGCACTTTCTCTTCAGAAGTAAATAAGAAATGATTAGACCCGCTATCTCCAGTTTGAGCACCTTCTAAGTAAAAGTCTAAAATACGTGCTCCGTCTTCACTAGTTACTTTTAATAATAGATTTAAATTTAATGGAGAAACACTTCCAGTTACTGCTGTGTTTATAGTATGCCTGTAATCCCATTGATCTCCAGGTTTCTCAGCAGCAGTTAGTGTCGTTGTCGCAACACCTGTGTTATATACTCTTCGTGTGTTGTATTGAAATATGTTGTCGGAAAATACAGAAAGAACGCAGTCTTCAAACGCTCTGTTGACTATCTCGTATGTTGTGCTTGTTGTGTCGCTATCTTCAATGTGGTAACTACCCACCATACGGAGAGCAGTGTTCATTATTTCAGTCTTTGTGTGTGTGATTGCCATTATTATAAAAAGGAGTACCCCCTTGCATTTAGCAAGGAGGTAACTCGAATAAGTTTATTACTCAGCGCAACGGATTTCTCCAGAAACTTCACCCCACATACGAGATGCTTCAGCACAAAGCTTGAAGTATACGTAAGGAATGTTTTTCTTGGCTGGAACTCTCCATACATCTCCCTTAAGAGCTGTACCAACAGACATCTTAAGTGCCTTTGGAGTTGCAACGATGCAACGACGTGCTCCGGCATCATCAGCTGGAAGACGCTCAGTTTGAATGAAGCGGAACCCTAAGAATGTGGTTACGTTTCCATCAACGAGTGATTTCTTAACTGCGTAGTCAGAGTTTACAACTTCAGTGATCCCTAATAGGTCATCAATTTGTTTTGCAGATACAAAACAGTTAACAACTTCATCTTGATCAATTGCTTGTAGACGTAGCATTGTAGTTCTTGCTGCACGAAGTTTAGCAAGTGTTAAACCAGATGCTGCAGATGTACCAGAATCAACATAGTTTGATCCGACTGTGAAACCTTCTTTGTCAGCACCAGCTACAACAGAGAATTTACCTGCTGTAGTAATACCGCCTTTAGAACCTTCACCAACAAACACTTTGTCGTCATTAACGTTATTAGTAGCTAATGCGAATGTTTTTGTTGTAGCTCCTGCTTTACCAGCATAAGCTTCACCGAAGAATTTACCGATGATGATATCATCAATCTTACGTTTACCTGAAGCTAAAAGAGCTTGAGTGTAGGAATTCATTGGATCTGTAAGAACTCGTTTGAGATCTTTTTCATCAACGTATTTACCTAGCTCATAGTCTTTCAGTCCGATACGACGTCTGTCATGAGTGATTTCTGAATTTGGGTTATCTGCATAACGAGATGCATCCTCAGTCATATCTTCGGCAGTACCGATGCGATCGAAATATTGGAATTCTTCGTTTTGCGTTTCTTGTTCGAAATACGGCTGAAGCTTAGATTCGGTTTGTTGGAACGCTTGTTCGAAACCGGCTTTGTAAGCTTGGACGTAGTTATTAGTAATAGTCACACCACCTGCAAGAGCACCTGCTCCGTCAGCTGACATGAACGATGGGTCTGAATATGCCATAATTTTAAATAATTAGAATTTTTTGAATGAATAGTTTATTTCGTTGAGCTACCCTTTCGGACTCTTCTAGTTATAACGTTAACCAACGGCCTTCCTAAGCTGTCATCAGGACCTAAAAAAGGCTACCCCAATAGTTATTGGAATAGCCTCTTTAAATGAAATGTCAAGCAAGATTATTCGCCTGAGTATAATTTAGAATATAAATTAGTTCTTTTGTTTAATACTTCCTGTCTTTTAGTCCGCTCTGCCATCGATAAAGATGATGGATCAGACATAATTAACTCAGCATTATCAGCGTCTAATTCTTGCAATTGTGTTTTAATTCCATGCACATTCTCGTTAGCAAATCCAGTAGCTGGGTTATTACCAGATACAGGTAAAGCATCGCCAGATGCTTCTGCTAATGTGTGAAACAGCTTTAACACTGCTGGGTGATTAGCAACAATAGGATCAGATTCAATAAGAGTTTTCAACTCTGGTATCTGCTGAGACATTGCTTCGTAAGCTTGGTTAGCCAACGCAAGATTAGAATCGTAGTTATCTCCCCACTCCATTTGGACAGCTTGACGACCTTCTTGGATTGCGCTCTGCGACTGTTCCTTACCAATAGTGTCACCTTCAATACCAAGCTCAACGTATCTTTTATACAAAGCGTCAAACTGATGCTGGTTTAATCCAAGGTTACCTGCAAAGTCTACAAGTTCTTGTTCGGTTTCTTCTGGTAAAGACGGAACTTCATCAACACCCTCAACTTCAAGCTCATCAGGTATCTCGTATTCTCCGTCGGCAGGACGTGTCTTCTCATAGAAGCTACTCCACTCTTCTTCTCCCCAATCTGCTTGGGGCTCGGCTAGTCTCTTAGTGCCTAAAGCACTTTGAGCATTAACTAACTGATCAGCCAAAGATTCAAACGATTTAGAATTTCTAATTGTATCGTTGCTCTTTAGATTATCAGGTAGGCTATCTAATAATGCAGAAAACGACTCAGATGACTGACTTGTTTCCTCCACTTGTGCAACTGGATCAGATCCTAATCCAGTAGATGTTTCTGCGTTTGTTTCTTCTTGTGTTTCTTCTGACATAAATTATTGAGCTTCTTTTTCTAATCTCTCGATTAAAGCTTGTGGGTTATCTTGTGATACTAAAGTTAATAAACTCATTGCAAACCTACGACGTCCTTCTGCTTCTCTAAGCTTAGAATCATCAGAGTGAAACACAGGTCTAGTTACATGACACTCTCGTAGCAACACCTCAAAAAATCGTTTACCTTCGGGAGTCTCGAGAATATTAGTCAAGTCTTCTTTAAGCTGACGTTTAGTAATCAGCCGTTGCATTGGATTTTTGCCTGCCATTATATATTAAGCAGTTGCCCCATGCCCTCAGGATCTGCTTGCTTTGCTTGAGCTACATCCTTAAGTGCTCCAGATATCTGGGGAGCTGCTGCTATTTGTTGTTGTTGTTCCATTTGTTGTTTCTGCTCTGCCATAGCTTCAGCCATTTGCTGTTCGTTCTTAACTATTTCAGGGCTTAGGTTTCTATACTGAGCGTAGCTTTCTAATAACTTCTGCTCATCTATAGCTTGTAAAAGTTCTGGTTTAATTTGAGCAAGAGGTGCTATGTCTTGCATAAATGCTTGTATGTCTGACAGACGTGTTGCAAACTGTGACTGAGCACTAGGGCTTGAGTATGTAACTTCAAGCGACTCGCCGTTTAAGCTTTCAGGTCTTTCAGGTAACTGACCAGATCTCTCTAGCAACTCAAAGGTTGTTTCGATTGCTGGTCCTAAATACTCTGTCTCCATTCTGTTAAGTAACGGAGCTAGTTGGTTAAGCATCTGTCCTCTTGTGTCTTGGATCTCTAAAATACTTTGACGCTCTTTCTTTTCTTGACGTATGATCTGGTCAACAAAGAATGAACGATTAACAGACTCACGATACATACGTATCATTTCCATTACATACTGAGGCTGGTTGCCTGCCATAATCGGCTGTGGCTTTTCACTACCAGGCTCATGGAACATAATCTGTCTAGAACCGTACTTCATCGGTAGCATAATACTATCTTCTTCTGCTACTAGTGTTGGGAAATTTAAATACTCAGCAGATGTCAATGCTTCCTTAACCATCTTGTTAAGAGCACGTATCTGTGACAAGCATGCAAATGCAGGACCACGTCCGTATATCTCATCTGCTAACTTAGACCAGCGAGGTAGTAAGAATGTAAAGTAGCTAGAGCCACTCTCCTTAATTACTTCTTTCATTGATGGACACCAGTAAGTTACTTTAAACTGTCTAGTATTACCAACACGTCCGCCCTTCTTGGCAGCTTTGTCTGTGTTAGGCTCGATACTATAAATTAATTCGTACTTGTCGTGTACAGACTTAGTTGCTTTAAATCCATCCATGTCCTCAATACCTGGGAACATCTGTGTCATCTGACGTGCGGTTTTAAAACAACGATAGTGTACTGTGTCTACTTTACCGTGTTGGTCAGTATCAAAGAATACATCTGCAAGCGGTCTAGTCTTAAAAGTAATAACTCCGTCGACTTCTGCAATCTGCACAGGAGATGTTCCGTATGCACCTATATCTAAGAAAGCCTCATGGCTAGATGCGTAGAACTGTGAGTCGGGC